ATAGGAGAATTCCGTCATCATCATAACTTACGCTACCCCAATCTGATTGAAATTGTTCGTTGTGTTGTTTAGCTAATATGTTTCCTGTATCTTCATATCTAAAGTTAATGGATCTATACGGTAAAGCTTTGTCAACTGTTTTTGTTGTGTTGTCTACAAACTCTGAAATATTTGTTACAGTTCCATCAGTATAAAAACTATTTAATGTGTCTATTGTAGTTAAACCATTTTTAGTTGTAGCTGTAAGATTAAACATTTTAAATAACCCACTTAGAAAATCTAAAACTTTCATATCAGGTATACTGTTTTGTACTGTAAATGCTCCACTAGGAATAACAAAACCTGCATCTAAATCTGACGTTGCAATACTTGTAGTGCTGTTTGTGTCAAAAGTGTCTATTAAATTAATACTAAAACTTGTAACAGTTTGTTGTGCATTACTTCTAAAAACAAGTTTATAAGCACCGTTACCAATTTGATAACTTCTTGTTCCACCAGTTTGACTAGTTGTATATGTAAATGTTGTTTCAAGTCTGTTAGAATTTACTTCATATAGATCTACAAAAATTGAATCGCTTATTGTACCAAAGTTTACTGTAAGTGTAAATTGAAATAATTGTCCTGTAGTTAATCCTGTAGGATTTATAGTTGTGTTTGTTAGTGTAAGTATTTCTTCGTGATCTGCTGCAATAGTTGCGTTTATATAACCTTTATTGCTTTGTTGATTAGGTGTATATGAATCGCCAAAACCTTCTAATACTTTACCTGCATTTCTTTGACATAGCATATACAAATTATAAAAACCTACATTTGTTGTATTAAAAAAATCGTCACTAAACTTTATTAAACCACCAGTAATATCTGAATTTTCTATTGCTTTAATTATTACATATAGTCTAATGCTAAATGTTAAGTCTTTCCAATAATAACCAGAGTAATCAGTACCCTGACTAGGATTTAAATTACCACCTGATTTATTTATTTCTTGTTTTGTATTATCCCAATATGCAGGAGTAGTACTACTACTGTAATATCCACGCATAGAATTTCCTATAAGTGCAGTAACTAGTGGTGCAGGATAAGCTACGCTGTCAACTGTAACCGATCCTGTACCATCACTCGATAAACCATCAATAATTTTAGCTGATGTATATGTTGTGTCAAAATTAGAAAGCCAATCTAAATCTTTTAATTTAAGCTCTCCCAATATACCTTTAAGGTTTTGCTCCCCAAAGAACGTAATTTTATATTCATTTGCTGTACCATTTTTAAGATCTACTCCTTCTAATCTAACTGTTCCCTTTTGAAACGGTAGACTATTTAATTCTATTTTAGCAGTTACTCTTTTTCTTGCGTCAAAAGAATAGGTTGAACTTTGCGTAAAATTTTCATAATGCTTAAAAAATTTATTATTTACTTTACTTGCAGGAATACTAAATGTTTTTGTAAAATCAGTAAAGATTTTGGCAGGATCTTTTACATCTTGTATTACTCTTGTAAGTGATATTGTTTCATCACCATAAAGATCTAACCTTGTGTAATTTGTTTCGTTAGGTAGTTTAGTGTATAACTCAATATTGTTCATTATCTAATATTACTTATATAATCAAAAGCATATTCTGCTGTTATTGTATACTGTATTACTTTATCATTTAAACCTGTCTTTATTGTTTGCTGATTACTTGTAATAATAATTGGTATTGTTTGTTCTGATCCCCCCATTACTTTTCTAATCCATACCTGTTCACTGACTAGTAATTGTTTCATAGATTCATTTACGCTATCGTAACTCATAGGTGGCGTATTCAATATAAGACCTTCGTTTGCTAATGTATTAAATTGTTTTATGCTATGTTTTTGTTTATCATACTCAAAGCTTGTATTGTTTATGTTTCTTTTAAACTTCGTTGTTTCTACTTTAATATTTTCTGTAGTCTTTCCGTTAAAGTAAAAATCTTGTAATGCTCCGTACTTGTTTACAAATGTGACCTTATATGCTGTATGTTTATTACAAACTCTATTAATAACAAAGACTGTACTAATAACAGTAGCTGTTGTAGCAGTTGCAGTAAAGGAACTATATACTATTGTTGATCCGTCCCAATATGGTATATATCCTACTGTATTATCAGGATAATATAACTGTACAGTATTTCCTGTAGGTGGATTAGTGCGTGATGTTGTTAAGGTTGTGTCTATAAGTAAATCGTTTTGTGCTATAGTTTTTGCACTATTCTGACCAGTTCCTGTGCCTTCCATAAATTCATAGTAACCATCTAAACCTTTATGTGCTATTGATACAGAATTTCCTACTTGTGTTGCAGTTTGTCCTGTATTAATTTCATCTACTGTTTTATTTTTAAAAACAAGTGATCCAGTAATTGAAATAAATTGTGGTGTGTATGAGTTGTTAAATGTAATATCTAAATAATCTCTACATAGATCTGCTATCTCAAAACTTATTGTTCCAGTTTCCTGATTTGTTGTACCTGTTAGCACAGTATCTTTGCTCATCTCACTAATTTGTGTTCCTCCAACAGATAAAGTTATCGTTGCACTTTTCGCTACATTAGGACTTGCGTATGGTTGACTGTGTGTTTCGTAATAAGGTGATCTTAATAATATTGTTGCCATTATATATTTTTTATTAATCCTGCTTCAATCATTTGTTCTATCATATCTATTACTAAGTCATCACTAAATATGTTTTGTAAATCTTGTGGTAATTTTTTAAACTCATTAACAAATGGTATTGTAAAAAAATTGTTAGCCCTTATACCTTTCTCATATATTGATCTAGCAATTACATAACCAATAGCATTATACTTACCTTTTGCAAATTTACCTTTAGTATCTCTGAATCTTATGTTCTTAGCTTTTGCCCACGATCCTATTGCAGAACTTGGTGGTGGTTTACTTTTAAACTTGAATGGTGTGTTCTTGTTTACTCTATAGTTACTCTTAGTACCTTTTACTCCTTTATCTATGTAATCTCCATAATCTTCCATAAATAAACCATAAGCTATCTGCCCATCATTCTCTAATAACTTTTGATACTTAATACTATTGTATAATCTTTTTGTGTTGTTTATAGGTCGCTTCTTTCTTTGCAGTTTTGTACCCTTACTTAAATTTTGTCTAGCTTGTTTTTGTACTGCTTTAAAAAACTCTACTAACCTTTCATTAATTTTGTCTGATACTACTAACATATATTTTGATCATTAGGCATTTCTATATTTAAATCTGCATTCCAACCTGCTAGATTATTTTCAAACCTATCTACAAATGGTTCACAGCTAGGATCATTAGTTAACTTATATCCTTGTGTAGATAAATCTCCAAACCTTAGTTTTTGTATTAATAAATTTAAAAGTCCTAATTGTGTGTTAAGTATATCTTGTTCGTCTGTATTCTTTCTAAACTTATCAACTTCTTTGTATTTACTTGTGTCTTTAATATCCATAACTAATACAGTTATATTATATACAAGTGTCTGTTGTGTTGATACTACGCTGTTTACAATAAAGTGTGCTAATGGAAATATAGTTTGTTTACCTAGATCTACTTCTGATACATCACCTATTGTTACTGTCTTTGTAATATTGTTACTTAATAATGAACTTTCTAATAATTCACTTATTTTGTAATACGATCTAATTGCTATGTTTCCTTGCATTTGATTTTAATTCTGCTTTTTCTACTTCACCTTTTTCTTTAATGTATAATAATACAGTTAATGCTTTTGTTAATTTCTCCCTAGTGATATTCTCGAATTCTGTAATACTTCCTTTAGCGAGTTCGTAAATTGCTGAATACCACCCCCACCTTTTATGGAATTGAGCTGTTCTGTCGAAAGATTCTCCATCTCCTGATCCGTTAAATAATCCATCATATTGCTCGACAATTCGATTCCTAAATTGTAAAAAAAAACCACTGAACTAAAACAAACATCTAATGGCATATCTTTCATAGTATCACTTTCTAATCCTTCGTAGTCAACTATGTTATACTTCTCCTTATGTTTTTGTGCTATTGGTCTATAGAGCACGTTCATAGCTTTGTGCATTTCGTCCCAGTTTTGCATAAAGGTTTCTATGTCTACGTATTCTCCTAATGATATATCTTCTAACACTGGTATAAAACCATACTCTAAGTTGTTTAGTTTAAACTTATGTATTAAGTCAGGTTTAATTTCTAGGATCTCATTTAGTATTGCTACTATCTGATTTATATCTGTGATCTTAATTTTAAAAGTATCTTTCAGATCTATACCACAAAATATTTCAATCATTTTCTGTGCTACAAACATTCCGTCACCATTATCCTTTTGCACCTTTAAGAACTTCTGATACTGACCAAGTGTCAATTCACTTAATTCTGTTGGTACGTTTACTGAAAGTTTCATAAGTATATAATACCAAATTAAGTATTTTTTACCAATAAAAAAAGAGGGACATCTACGAACCCTCTTTAACTCGACTAACTAATATGAAATGAACTTCTATGTAGATGTAATTTCTTGCTTTATTATTTCAAAATTAATCTTGTCTTTATCTAATTGATAACTTATATGTAAGTGTGGATCGTTAAATGCGTCTTGTATAAATAGATCTTCTAATTGTGACACGTCTAGCAGCTTTAAGAAAGTAAGATCGTAATGACCAAATACATATTTAAATGCCATTACCGTTTGTGATATTGATTTTACTTGTTCTTTTTTTTTAGCTTCCATAATTTATAAAAAGGTGCTGCTCTTTTGACACGTTCTCTATATGAGTTATCAGCACCTGTATTGTTTAATTATATATATTCAGAGTTTATTAAAACATTAGTGTCGTAAATTTCCTGTTGTATTAACTCTGCATAGGTCATATTAACTTTTTCATCAGGATATTCAGAATCATAAGATCTACCAAGTGCAACGATTAAACCCTCTGCATTTCTAAAACCACTAGAGTAATCTAAAGAATCTGAAAAATGTGTATCAGAATGTTGGAATCCATTTCTTGTTATGTCACCAATACCAGTTATTTGTAAATCATAACGAGTTTTTATTTTAGGAAATCCCACAATCGGTATTCCTAAATAATCTATTTCTCCTCCATATTTATAAGTATCTAAATCGTATTTATCAGGATTTATATGCCACTTACTTATAAGGTTATTTAAGGTTTTATTACCTACTGATCTTTGTATTAAAGAATCTAGTTCTGAAAATGGAAAACATTTAATTGTATGTTTTTCTCCAGTCCAGTTATCAATGTATGTGTAGAGTACTACCTCTACATCTTTTGTTTTTGTAATTTTTGTTTTATTCATTGTTTTCATATTATGAAGCTAATATACAACAATTATTTTAATTATCAATTTTTTTTGATAACTTTTTTTTAATTATATTTACAATATGATATATGATTTAAACAAAATGACAACTTCTCAGGTCAAAGGTGAAATCGAATATGCTGCAAAGTTTATACAAGCAGCTATGGAGGAACTAAGAGAAAGAGAAGCGTCTAACGAATAGCATACTTACCATAGTTAGGTTTGCTCATTAGAGAATAAGTAGCGTACCTAGTTGCGTCAGGAATATGATCGTTACCATCTTGTGGTATGTTTGTTAATCTATTTGCTTTATCTTTTTTCCATCTATAATCTCTAAACTCTTTTATAGCATTTACAGATGTTTCTGTTATATGTAGTTTGTATCGCTTTAATAAATCAATACCTGCCATAATACTATTCTGACCTTTTACACTTGGTCTAATATTATTACCCATTCTTTTAAGCTCATCTATTAAACGTACTTCTGCTGAATCACCAAAGCATAGCTTATTGTCTTTATTATGCTCTAGAAAGAATCTGTGTATGTCTGCTGTAGTCATCATAGTTCTGTAAAGTAATTCATTAATATATAAGTTGTGATCTTTCTGATATACCTCTACTGCACAAGTAGGATCGTTTGTATAACCAAAGTCCATACCTATAGATAAGAACTTAGCATCCTCTGGTATTTTATTTATTGTACTAAAACTAAATATTTGTGTTCTTGATAATGCTCTTTCACCTAAACCAAATACCTGCCAATATTCATCATCAGTTTCTTTTAGTCTTTCTAGTTCGTGTATTATGTTTTTATCTATGAACGGATTGTCTTTATATGTCGTCTTATAAAATACAGCATCATCTCTAGTTTCTACTTTATCATATATCCAGTGATTGGATTCACTAGGATTGTAATCTAAAATTATTTGCCCTTCTGTTCTAAATATTAATTGCTGCCAACTATCCCAATCTATTTCATTACACTCATTAATAAATAATAAGTTTCTTTTTCTACCACGTATCTTAGCAGGTTGATCTAATGATATAAACTCTATAGTATTGTTGTTTAGATAGTATTCGCTATTACTCTTGTTATGCTCTTTCTCACTATATAATTCATAGTTTTTTAATATATCTAAAAAGTCACGCATAACTGTACCACGTAAACTTGGGAATGTTTTACGACATATAGTTATAATATGATTTTGATTTTGAAAGCAGTAATCAAATATTATCCAAAGTAATATATTAAAAGTTTTACCAGATCGACTTCCTCCTCTTTCTATTAGTATCTTATTATCAGATCTATAAAATTTGTAAGCGTGATTAAATACAACATTAGTCTGTACTTGGTTCATTATCTTTCACAACTACTTCGAATAAAGGTGTGTCTTGGTTTAGTGTTATGTCTTGTGTTTCTCTAGGTTTACCATAAAAGTAATTTGCATATAGTTGTGCAAACTTATAATCACCTTTCTTTAGACCATTGTGTAGTACTTGTATAAATAAATCTTCCATAGGTGATAGTTTGTCTAATAACTTAAACTCATCAGCTTTAGACTTTCTACCTGATCCATCTCTTTTACCTCCCCAACTCATAATTAATTTCTTTTACCTTGTCCTCTATATTTCTTCTTGTAACCTGTTTGTCCTTTACTTGCATTCTTACTGTGTACACCTTTTCGTCTTACTTTTGATTTCCTTTTATAGGTGTAAATTGCATTTCTAGCCACTTGAAAAAACTTGATTAATCAAAGATATAATAAAAAAACAATACTTTTTTAACACTAAAACTCAAATATAATGTTTTCATATTCTTCTTCTTTTAACATAGTTTGTATTTGTGCTGCCATTTTAAATACTGCTTCATCAGGTAAATAATTTAACTTCATTCTTATATATGCTTTTGCATTAGCTTGATTTTTAAAGTCAGGTATGTCGAATAATGCACCAAACCAATCGTCCATTCTTTGATTTTTATCCTGATATATTTCAAACATCTTTAGCGAATGACATAAAGTTGCACTATCCATAGCAAAACCCATATCATTAAATATTACTATTATGTCTTTGTTTCGTAGTTTGTAATAATCTTTTAATATGTGTACAAAAAATGATCTTGCTTCTACATATTCTATTGCTCGTTTCTTTTTAAAGAAATTTATTCCAGTAATTTTTTTTACGTCTTTTGTTATCTTGTGTGTAAACATAGTATAAAGTTAATGATTATATCTTCATAAAACAAACCCAATGCGTCAATCCATTTCTTCTTGTTTTGTGACCAAATAGTGGTTTATATTTTGTTAACTTAAGGATGTCTTTTATAGGTATTCTTGATTCTGCCCACTTAAAAATAAGTATTCCATAATTATCTAAAACCCTAAAACATTCACTAAAACCCTGCCTTAAATCATCTTCCCAAAATTCAGTTAAACTTCCATACATTATACCCATAATTGAATCTTCTTTACAATTTGTAATATGTGGTGGATCAAACACAATCAACTTAAAAGAGTTGTCCTTAAACTCTAGTTTTTTAAAATTATATAATGTGTCAGGACTTACAATTAATCGTTGACCTTGACGACCACTTAATGTATAATCTTGTTTTCTTATATCATTATATATAGTATTTGGATGTTGCTTATCAAACCAAAATTGTTTTGCTCCACAACAAACATCCAGTATAAACTTATCATCGCTCTTTTTTCTCATAAATTAATTTCAATGTAGTAATCGTCTAATTCTACTTCTTCTGTTTCAAAGTATTGCTCGTATATATTTAGTGCATACGCTACCTTATCTCTACCACTTTGTATAAAATCTTTAGATACTGGTGGACTAATACCTATATCTCTTGATCCTTTATCTACCACAATAAATCTAAAATTAGGTTGATTAAATAATTCTGTATATATATATGCTTGTACGTCATAGTGGAAATTATAGGAGCTATGCTCAAAGTTCTTTATATTGTTTGTGGTCTTTATATCACATATATAATCTTTATGTAATAGATCTGCTTTAGCACGATATGGTTTACCTTGTATTAATCCTACTGCAGGTGTTTCATTCTTACAGTTTTTCATCATTTGCATAGCAGGTTCATTTCTGTAAAAAGCGTCTGCTAATCTTTCTGCGTCATTCTTTTCTTTTAGTGTGTATACTTCTCCGTGTTCTTCTTTTGCTAGTTTGTATTTCTTAGTGTTTTTGCTTTGTACATCTACAAAAATTTTTTTATCAAACTGCTCAGGTTCTAGTATCATTAAATGAAATAGAAGCCCATCACGCATAGCTTGACTAGTTGATGATCCATACTTCATAACATTATAGTATGTCTTAGGTGATTCTAATAGTAATTTCGTTGATGAACTACTAAATGCAAAAGTATTCATAAAGCCATAATAGAATTCATCATCTAGCATTTTAGATAACAGTTCTGTTTTATCATAGTATTTTCCGTCTAGTAATTTTATTTGTTTATTCATAAGCATATCTAATATTATTAAATCCATTATTTAGTTAAGTGTGTGTCTTTGTATTCTTGCAACGCTGCTAATATTCTCCAAGCTGCTTTTGCTAAATGTAACATACCATCCTCATCTATAGGGTTGTTACTATGATCTATTATATGCCTTACACCTGCGTCTAAATGATCCTTGCTTTTTGATTTGTCCCAATGCAATTCTTTATCAGGATGATGTTGTTTATTGCCTAATTGACTTACCTTACTTATTTCAAATATTGCTGTAGGAAAATATTTAAGTACTCCAGTATAAACTGGCATTTGTTTTCTTTGTTCGTGTTTAGTCATATTCTTCATATATCATTCTATATATTAATGTTACGTGCAAATTGTCATTATCTATTAATTGATATTTTTTGTTCTCCATTTGTAACCTAAATATAAAAGTATATAGTTCTATCTCTACATAACTATTAACTTCAGGTACTGTGTCTAATCTCATCCACAATGTATTAACAGTATCTAATAACTTGTCCTCTACTTCTTCACTAGGTTGTTGTCCTACAATATCAGTTAAAATGTGAATCCTCATATTTCTTTAATTGTTTCTTTGCTTCGTTTCTTTCGTTCACTGCATTATCTCTTTGGAACTTATATTGCATTACTGCTTTAAGTGCAAGATCTCTATCTCTTTTTAATTCTATTATATGCCATTGTATATCTAAGAAAGATTCGATTACTAATTTTAATTCTTTATTATCTTCAGCTTTACCTTTCCATTTAGATAATAGTTCTAATACTGTTTGAATATTATTATCGCACTCAAACTCTTTTATTGCGTCTAGCTTTTTATAAGCATTTATCAAATCCTGATTCATTATTTATGTAACTTGCTTGTGATTCTTGTAGTAAATATACTTCTTTTTGTTTTTTCTTTTTAGTCCATAAAGTTGTATCAGGACAATTCATTTTTTCTAATGATGGTAGATCTAAATTGTTTAACCAAAATATGTACATAGCTTTTGGATCAAAAACTAAATACAGTTTGTGCACATCTTCATTTATTAACATTAATTTATCATACTTTAATTTTTCAAGCATTTTGGTTTCATAATATGTATGTCTAAATTTCATTTCAATAACACACTTATTATTTTTTGGTGTTAAACCTCTTGCGTCAAAATGTTCGTATGATCCTCCACTCCATTCAAGATCCCAACCGTCTATGTTTAATATTTTAACTACTGTTTGTTCCCATTTATGTACTTCCTTTATACCCATTTTTATAAATAACATTTAGCTCATTTACAAACA